GCCATTCGAGAGATTGCGCTATGGTTCCAGGACCGCTCTCAAATGCATACCGTTCATTCTGAACTAAACGAGTGAAAGATAACAAATATTTCCTCACTACTATTGTCCAATCGAATGGAGCACCCGTGAAAACACGAGTTTTCCCAACACTCGCTTTTTTGAATGAAACAGGCTCATCTTTAAGGTGTGCACAAAAATTTGGATGGGCACATCTACCCCCCTGATAACAAGTGATGATTTTATCTACACGATCCATAATTTCATCATCCACTTTTACGGGGTCTAACATACCATGCTGGGGTTCACAGCTTTCCATGAAATATCTTTTAGATTTCTTCCATGGGTTCCCTGCACTGGTATTTCGATTGATTTTATCAATGTATGCTACTTGAGCACCATTAATTGCTGTGAAGTTGTCAAGTACCATTAACATGTCACTAATGTTTTCCATTTTTTTTATTTCTAGTGATATCATTAATGTAACTTTTTACACACAAATCAAGAATTGATGAATCAAACTTATTCACGGGTCTGACAAGATCCTTAGCGGCAATATGCCAAGGTATCCAAGATTTCATTTCTGGTTTCGTGAATTTAATTTTATATCCATGGTTAGATAATTCATAACTCATTGGTGTGTTAACAACTGCCGATTTTCCTTTCCCTCGAAAATCTGAAAAAGAACCATACACCGAAGCATATCCGTCTTTAAGATATCTGAAACAAGATTTCTTATGAAGATCACCAAGTTTCCTTTCACATGATTCCGATGTAATCAAATCTAAATCTCCAGATTCTACAGTAAATGAGGAAAGTTTTACAAACTCACGTCGTATGAATTCACCATCTAAAGCTAAGGCTAAGCTTCTATTAACATTATCGCAAAGTGCAAAATGTATACCTATTATGGCATAACCGTATCCCGTATCTGCAACGAGAATTGATCCACAATCACCGACTTGAGTACGCTTATCAGGTGTACCATAAACAACGTCAACTAATCCAATTCCTTTCAGAGGGACCTTTTTTACCAGGCTCATTGCTTTCACATTGTTATAATCCACACCACCATCTTCTCGTCGAATAACATATGCACCATCACATTTTCCATCATATTTCGTTGCAATAACATAATCCATCATACACTTTTTTGGTGGTTTTTGTCTTAATGTAACAAGGGCAATGTCTTTCTCTGGGAAGCGAACAACGTCCTTCTCACTAACAACAAATTCAAAGTTGCAATTTACACCACTAGATCGAACAGTTTCAATTACTCGCATCATTGTTCCATTTTCAAGAGTTGGCAAATTGTGATTGTTTGTGAGATAGACATGACCACCTAAACAAAACATTTTTCCAGGACGCTCCTGTTGAGAACCTGCATAAGTATCTACAGTAAATGAACAGCAATTTTGGGACAATTTCTGAAGAAATGATGAAAAAGACATCGATTTCGACGACGATGAAGGACGTGAAAAACTGGCTGGGGAGAGATCATATTCGTTTTTATACCAAACATTTTCTCTACCATTGAGTTCCTTCATGGGTACCTTACCAATATTTTCTGAAACTCTATCGTTTGATTGTTTCTCATACTTCATGAGCCAAGCAACAAGAGAACCAGCTGATATAAGAAGAGCAAAACCAGCAAAAATCTTGGGATGACCAATTTTTTGTGAAACTCTATCGCCGAGGAACTCCCAAGTTCTTAAGGTGCAATGTCTACGAATAAAGGAAGACCACTCTCTTGCCGTACTACGGCACATAACAAAACATTTGAAACATGTGTAATAGTAGGCACAAATCAACCAAAAAGCGTACACATAATCATTAGACCAAATGTCCAAAAAACGCGGTTTCCTCCTACCATCAGACTGCACATTATGACAGTAAGTTTCAGGAAGCTGACAGCAGGCACAATTTCGTGATTCTTGAAGTCTCTTTACAGAGTTAGAAAATCTCTTTTGACTATTCTGAAACTGATCAATAGCATCTTTATACCAAGTGAAAAATGCACGCCCATCAACATTATCTAAAACTCTCTCAAGATCTGCGACACTTTGCACGGATTTTCGCTCATCTATTGGTACTGGCTTGACTAAATCAACTGTCCAAGTCCAACAATCAGGATAAGCAATATCAGGTACCTTGGAAGAATCTAACATTCCCCTTACATCAAGAAATTCTTCTCGAACCTTAGGAGTAATTATATAAGGAAATCTCCTTTGTACCGCAGATGGAGTTGTAAAATAATGGTGAGCATTTAAATCTTTGCGATTTGTTGTAGCAACAACCAGTTTAGCTCTCATTGGAGTTCTTCCCTTATCTTGTAGAGCAGCTTGATCTGGACAAAAAGCAGCGTTGTTCATGATCTGAAGTATTTCATCCACTGAGCTGGTGTCATTTAGCGTGGGTCTCTCACAAGCTACATCATCCAAAATAATAGTATGACACGATGAAACATATCCATCCCAATATTTGGCTTTGGGGTTCCTAGTGTATCTATATGAGGAATCAAGCCCCAACCCAACATATGTCGCAAAAAATATACATAACATTTCTGTGATAAAACTTTTACCAATACCAGAATCACCATATAGTAAGACACCAAAAGGTGCTTTCCTTGATTTCCTACCCTGTTGTCTCGTTGTAAGATCATCTCTAACCATTAACATCTCATCTAATTTACTTTTTGCAAAATCACGTTCATATTTCTCAAGTAGAGTGGCATGTTTTGTAACAGATTGCAATTTTTCAATGGTATCGTCAAGATTAGATCTAAATTCACTTTCTGTGAATCCATGTGCTTCAGGATCGGTGATAAGCCTAGATTGTCTTATAAGAAGTTCACATTTTTCGAATATGTCCTTATAGGTTCCACCACAGTGAAAAATTGTGTTTACATCACCAGTTTTATAAACTTGATAACCTCTTTCGACTATGAATAATAAAGTATCAC